AGGCGCCCTCAAGACCGGACTTGTCTCACCCGGTGCCGATCAACTAGCAATCACCACCGGCGGGACCAGCCGCTTAGCAGTCAGTACCACCGCAGTTAGCTCAACGCTGGCGGTAGATCACCCCCTCGGAGCAGTCGGCACCCCGTCGATTACGTTCACTGGCGATCTCAACACCGGCATCTACAGCCCTGGTGCAGACCAACTAGCCATCTCAACTAATGGTACTGGGCGGTTGTTTGTTGATGCGAGCGGGAATGTCGGAATTGGAACATCAACACCAAACACGATGAGTTACGGAGGGGGTGTACTAGGTATTTTTGGATCAGCATCCACCGGCGGTAATATTTGGCTTACTTCTGATACAACTGCAACCGGCAATCGAACCGGACGTATCGGTTTTGGCACAGAAGGAAATACAGTTAATAAAGAAACAGCAAGAATATGGTCACTTGCTGATGGGTCAACAGCAGGAAACCTTGGCGGAAACTTGCTTTTTAACACAAAATCGGACGGAGGCGCACTTACCGAGCGCATGCGCCTCACGTCCGCCGGCCTTTTAGGCCTGGGGTCTAGTGCGCCCACGCATACGCTTCATGTCGCAAATGGCATAGCAGCAGGAGCAAACACTGTTGCAATGTTCAGAGGTGGCGGCTCCTCTGCTGGAAATGGCGCTCAAATTATTCTCTCTCCCGATTCGGCTGGCACCTATTCAACTTGGTTGGGTGCAGGTATTGCCAACTCGTTTGACGGCGCAAGTTGGGGCAGCAGTCTTGTATTCAAGGTAAACAAAAATGCTTCTGCAACAGACCTGCAAGAGGTAGGTCGATTTGACAGCTCAGGTCGACTAGGGATTGGCACTACTGCATCTAATGCCAACGGCGGCATCCTGCAACTTGGCAGCGGCATCACATTCCCTGCAACAGCCGTAGCAGCAAGTGACGCTAATACGCTGGATGATTATGAGGAAGGGACGTGGACGCCTGTGTTAAGTGGTGCAACCACTACAACTTACACCAGCCAAACCGGCACATACACCAAGATCGGAAGAAAGGTGTCTGGTTACGGCGCCATTACGATAAACGCGATAGGAAATGGAAGTACGACCGTAATTTCGGGCTTGCCTTTTACTGTAGCAAGCGCATCACAAGGCAGTGTTACTCCCAGTTATCAAGGATCTTTATCGACAGCTATTGTCAGCCTTGGAGGATACACATCAGGCACGTCAATCACTTTTAGATCAAGAACCGCCGCTTCTGTCTCCGAGGGAAGTTCTGCAATTTTTACTTCCGGTACAGTATTAGAATTTACGTTTGAATACATCGTTGGCTAGACGTTTCATAGCCCGCAACGGCTCAAAACTATTTCCATTAAACCTGTTCCTGCCAGTCGGCAGTTCCTAAAATGGCATCATTCACAGAGCGTCAAGAGCATCAGCTAGAAATCATCCCGCCTTACAGCATCATCCAGTGCCGCCGCGCTGACATCATCGAAAAGGATGGCGTTGAAGTTGGCAAAACCTACCATCGCCATGTCCGCGTTCCCGGCGACGACGTAAGCGACGACTGCGCCGAGCTGCAAGCAGTTGCTGCTGCGCTGTGGACACCAGAAGTTATTGCTGCTTACGAAGCATCAAAGGTTGCAGTAGTTAGCGAGCAAGAGTAGTCAACGCCACTAAGAAAGCCGAGCAAACTCGCCATGAAGCCTGCGTGCGGCTTCGCAATAAGCAGCGTAAGCCTCTTCTTTTGTTTCAAACGTGCCTAGATTGATCTTTCGCTTGTCAACGGTTATCGTTGCTCGATATTTTCCATTTTCTCTTTGACATACGCCTTTGCATCCGCTGGTATTAGTGGACTTTCTGGGCCTGTAGTAACTGTTCTGGCAATCCGTTGCAAGCCTTAAATTGCAAATTCGATTATCAGCTTTGTCCCCATTAATATGATCAATTGTCATTCCAGTGGGGCTTTCACCGTGCATTAAAACCCACGCAAGGCGGTGCTCGCAATAATATTTTCCGTTGATGAAAATATTTCTATATCCTCTTACCACAACAGAGCCAGCTCTTTGTCCAACCGTCCAAGGACAATTTTTACTGACAATTCTTACGAAAAATCCAGTGTCGGGATCGTATGCAACAATTTTTTTGATTTCGTCGGGAGACGGAAGCTGCTTGAATTTTTGCATTACTGGTTGGGCGAATGTGCCGTTTTAGCTTATCACAGTATTTTGCCGCTATGCTGAGATTACAAATTATTTCTACAGGCATGACCACCTCGTTCGATTGGCGCATTGCAAACTTGGAAAGGGAAACCGCCGATGGTTTTATTTTTACCGCTCACTACACCATCTCGGCACGAAACGAGGTGTACACAAGTTCGGCTTACGGCAGTATTGGCTTTGAGCGTCCTGAAGATCTTGTGCCCTACTCGGAAATCACCGAAGAAATGGCAATCCAATGGGTGAAGGATGCTCTCACCGAAGAGAAAGTGGAGCAAATTGAAGAGGCCCTCCAGAATCAATTGGATGAACAGGCAGCTCCTACAAAAGCTGCTGGTGTTCCCTGGGCTGCTGCTGTAAGCTGATAGCGTTCTTCTTTTTCCCATGACAGTCAAGAGCAAAGGCGGCAGCGGAGCCCTTAAGCGCGAACATCAAGCAGCAGCCCCGAAACTTACGAAGCAAGGCGATGGAAAGCATTCCAAGCCAAGCCACGGTCGTAAACTTTCAAGAGGGCAAGGGCGCGGTTGATTGACAAGCGCATCATGCAGGGCTAGCCTACGGGCTGGCCTTTTTCTTTGCCATGGCGTCCGTCAATTCCTTTTCCTTTTCCCATCGTTTCAATTGCGACGAAGTGTTAAGAGACTGCTGTTCGTATCAGCAAATTGATCACACCTACAGCGGAGAAAGTCCAGAAGCACTTTGCCGCGCCTTTTATCAATTCATGATGGCTTGCGGCTTCGCTCCTCAGAATGTAAGCGAGGCGATGATCTGCATGGGAACCGAATATGACGAAGCATATTCACCAAAGCCAGTGGTCTAATTATTGTCAATGGACCAAAGGGAGGCAATACGCATTTCGCCTCCCAATGCCTTCACTGCATCGCTTGCATTTGACGCCGCTTCTTTTTCAATTATTACGGAAGGAATAGGCGCATTTGGCACGCTGGTAACTATTGCATCTGGAAATAATTGCTGAGCTTTTTGAACCAACTCGATGGCTTGCTTTGCCTTGTCATCTTTTTCCCATTGCTGAACCAAGGCAGAAGCTTGACTGTCTACGCTTTCCATTGTCTCACTTACTTTCCATTGCTCCCAATCTGGCCTGCACCATGCAAGCAAGCGTATCATCAATGGGTGGAAGGCAAGGGCTGGTTTGTGCTGGATGAGCCATTTTGCAAGCTCATAAAGCAAAGCATTGATTAGCGCACCTCTTGTCATTGATTGATGAGCACTCCCCAGCCAGAGTTGGCGCCTTCCACTTGCCAACGAGGCAGCCAGTATTGCTTGCTGTAGTGAACGTACTTACCACCTTGAGCACTTTTGTAACTTCCATTAACAATGTCAGCCATGCCATAGGGATCGTTATGAATGACGGACGTTGCGTCAGTGCCCACTACAACGCTCCAGTGGCCGCCTCCAGACGGTGCCTGGTAGGAGCCATGGTGCAGCCATCCCGTGAGCACTGGACGGCCATTGCTGGTCTCTCTTTCAAGATCGGCAATGCCTAGATTTTGTTTGAATTGAGCGCGAAGGCCAACATACTGAAGCGCTTGTAGTTGACTGGAAGCATCAGTGCTATCACCAAAACGAGAGCGAATGGAATTGTATTCATCATCACTGCCCACTTTTCCATAGAATTTTGCCACCATAGCAGCACTGCTGCTAAAGCATTCCCTGAAGCCTGTTCCACTTTTATTGTCTCGTTGTGATTCGTATGGCACATTAAGCACCAAATTCTTAGAAGCTGCCTGCTTGCCTGCCTGACTCCACACTTTGAACCATTCCTGATCTCTTGACATGAGGTCGGGATAGGCCGCCATGAGCTTCTCTTCAAGCATCTTCACTGCTGCATCTTGATACGGCAGACCATGCTTGTAGTATTTGAACAATTCAGACAGGCGAACGGGCTCAGCCATGATTACTTGCTGGTTTTGAAGATGGCCTTAAGGATGGCAATAACAAGCTCAACAGTGCTGTTGGGCTTAATGGGAAGGGCTGCAATAATGGTTTCAATGGCGCCAACGACGATGCCACCAATGAGCATGAGTTCAGCAGGAGTCATGACAAAAAAAGCATTTGCCCATAGCTTAGCGCTTAATTTCCAAATTTCGCACTCGTCCTTCGAGGCCTTTCATACTTTCCGTGAGGCTACTTAATTTTTCAGTGATACTTTCAATTTGCACTGATACTTTCATTTGTTGATTACTCACGGCAACTAGCATGCCTCCGCTAGCAAGGAGCATTGTTGCCGTTAGTGTGGCCGCAAAAGCAGCAAAACCCTCTTGCCAGGCCTTCATGATCTTAAGCAGTTCTTTCTCTTATTCTACACCGCCATCGAGATAGCTTTTGGTGGCTAAACTATGGGCAGACAGTTTGGTGCTGCTATGGGAATGATGAACGGGCCGAACGAGCTTCTTCATTCATTGTCAGAACTGCGGCCTGGTGAGGCCAAACGTCGATTTCGTAAAAGCATCTTTGAAGACTTTGCTACTAAAGGGCCTTTTGGTCATTGCGCCTGCGCTTACTGCGGGCAATGGAACGATAAATTAACGATTGATCATATTGTGCCAAAGAGTAAAGGAGGGCCACATTTTGCAAAATGGAACTCTATTCCTTCATGCCTTGTTTGTAATGCAAGCAAAGGAAGCTTACCAGTTTTTGAATGGTGGAGGCCTACAGCATTTTGGTCGAAGGAAAGGGAAGAAGTGTTGCTGGCGTGGGTGCATGCCAATAGTTTTGTAAGCGCACATACGGATTTGTCTAATTGGGAAGCATGGTGTGAAGCAACGCAACGCACCTTGCCCATTCATGAGGACAATAAAAAAGGGGCTCGATTGCCCCTTTTGACTATGTACGCTGCTTAGTCCAAACGAAATCCTTCAAGCGTAACGGGAGGCCCTTGACGAACATGGGGCAATGGAGAGAAACCATCAGGGCAACCACTGGCCATGCAGGCATCAGGATCAGTTGATGGAACGGCTAAAAATTCTTTAAGTTCTTCGTACAAAGAAAAGCGTTGCTCCTCTTCTAAAATGCTAATCAATCGCTCCAAGTACCATTGGCACTTTTTCAAATCCTCTAGGCCATTTTTCTGTTCGTAGCGGAACAAATACTTTTGACAATTGCCTTTCAAGAAGCCCTTGAAGGCCTTCTCGCTCATGAAGGCTTTGATGGCATCAATGCTTTCAATGCCACCTTGTTTGTAGTGGTTGGGGTTGATGGGGTCGTTCATGATCAAAGGGAAAAGCGAGTGTCTTTTGAAGCAGTGAAAACTTCAGGAGCAATGGGAAAGGCAAGGTGATAAAGAGAATGTGCATAAGCACAAATCTCTCCTTGGGCGCCTTCCCCAATGCGAAGGTCTATGAAATGAAGCAGCGTTTGCAAGGAACACGTCCAGACGAAGCTAGTGTACAGGCATGGAGGCATCACGCCACGAGCCTGCTCCTTGCTCACTCCCATTGCCAGAAGCCCATCATAGGCTTGCCTGCCCTCCTCTATGCCCTTTGAATAGAGAGACAGGGCCAGTGCTTGGTCCTTTGACGGCAGGGGCTCTCCAGAG